CTGCAATTGATCCATTGGAAGGAGTTGATCAAAATCTTTAAAACCTAGACTCTCATATGTCTTCTTAAAGAACTCTCTAGCTGGAGGAAATTGAACCATCAATGGCAGATACTGAGCAAATAGATTTGCCATAGACATTCTATTTTGCTGATCCTGCATTTTATTTGGATTGAGTTCAAATTGAAAATCAACTTCTTGTTCAAAAGCACTTCTATTTAAACGGCGAGTTTGAAATGCCCCAGTCTGCTTATTAAGAACTCTAAAGACCAATTCATTGGGACTATTGTATTTATGAAGCTCATGAATCTGCTGGAAAAGCTCCCGATAACGCTCTGCGTAGAGAGCCGTCCTAAAACTGAAGGAAATCTGGTTCTGTTGAAGAAGCGCGAGAGTCCCTCTGGCCGTCCTAGGTGCATTCGGAACAGAGGGTGCTCTCCCTTGGGTGAAATCGGTGACAGATGTATCTTTCTCTTGCCACATCTGTAAGCTGTTAAGCCATGCAATTTGAAAGGCATGATCACCGTGAAAAGAAGGGAAGAAAACGCCTCTTGGATCTTGTACAGGGATCATGGCTCCTGGTCTCAATGCATTGGGTTTTAACATCCCAGTAACCGCAGGATTATACAATCCCCAAGGCATATTACGAAGAGTTCCAAAATCAGCCATCTGTCGAAAAGCTACATTGGTTTGCTTCTGAATCTTACGGAGTTTAGCTCCCAATCCTTGACCAAACCAACTTCTGGGTATTTGGTTATAACGATTGTCTATATATGGACGCTTATTGTCAGCTCGGATTCGAGCTAAGGGTACTATCTTAGATATTCTATGTTCTTCCTTAAGATCAGGAAGATAAGTGATGACAACTTCTTCTGGGTAATCCTCATCCTTCATAAAGAACTGCTGTTTCTCCTCGTCATCAACTAATGTTACTTGACCAGGAAGAGCAATCCGCATAAAGAAGTGTAGGACTCTAGCTGTTTTAGATTGATAACTACCTAAGTCCTCATCTTCATCACGGTTCCTTTGAGCAATAGAAGGTTCAGTTTCACTCAGAGTTTCCTTGAGTTCATCCATATGGGCAAAACCATGTTTGTCCATATTGTGGATCTGCTCCTCACCAACATAAGTCTCTTCAAAAAACCAGGGACACTCCGGCCATTGCATAGAAGGCAAACTTCCAGGGGCAGGATAAACATTTACAACCGGAGCTGTTTCAACTACAGGCAGGTTAACTCTTTCAACTCTAGCAGACTCTACATAATCAAGCTCAATAGTCTGCTCTGGAATAGATTGACCAATTAATTCCTCACCTGACGGTCTACTTGTCACCCGTTCCTGAAGCTCTTGGAACCGATGAAGATGCATATCACGATTCCATCGAGTTTTAACAATCCCAGTTCCATCTAAGTTTGTATCAAAATTCCAGTCATTGGATAACTGCCTAAGATTGAGAATAGGTCCATTCCAAAGAACATCAAAATAATAAACGGACAGCAATTCTGCATCAGCAGCATCTGATCCTTCAATCCCAACAACCCTAGGCATCTCTGCAAACATAGCGTCGTAGATTTGAGCACCATAGGTGTCTACATTACTACGAAGCACTGGAGCATAGAAGTTGTTGGCATTCTGCCAAGGAAAGGTACGAACCTCCTGACGAGATTTGGCAAGATACATATCCATATACTCGCCATGAAGTTCATCATAATTACCTTTGTAGTCTTTGGCACCCAACTCCATTTTATGAAGCTTTTGAGAAAGCTGGAGTTGTTGATCGTCAGAAAGACGAATCTCAGGAATCCTATTGGGCATAAGCCATCAAGATTGTGGCATTCTAATTAATAAATGTCAAGCTACTTGAATTAATATATCAAGCTATGTAATTATGAAGGTCCACACCCAATGGGGGAGGCGGGGTTCATATATAAGAATCCCATTCCCCCTTACCTCAGAATGGGGGGAGTTGACGGCTCTCCCCCCCTACTCTAATAACCACTATCAGGATCAGGCATGGAGTGATCCATAATATGCTCTTCAATAGGCCATCTTTTTTGTTCTTCCTGAAGGCCAACTAGGGTGCCGTCTGAGGGTCGAAGGATTCGAGGATAATGCTTCCATCCGTGAATGGCGCCGATTAAAGCAAATACCCTATCATCGTGATGACCGGCAGCAGCCTCAATCCGACCTCTTCTATTCCATACAAAGTGGCGACATTGGCGAATAGTCCTCTTGTCGTGAATCCGTATAGAACCTTCGGCAATGGATTCTGCAAGGTCGGCAATTAGGCGGTTTCTGTTACCTACCGTAACTTGCAAGCCAAGGCTGGAGCCACGGGACTTTTCTTGGAACGGGTCCATACGATGATATATCCGGTCAATTGGATAAATTTTACTGAGCTGGATTGTCAGATGCTCACCGTGTCCACCTGTCCACTCTGGGACCAAGAAAGCCATATTAAAATACTCACCGGCAAGGGCGATTCGATCAACCATATCCTCTTCAGAGAGCTGACCAGCTATGATGCCAACCTGTTCAGCAGACGGACCATTATCAATATCCAATATTTGCGCAACTGATTCATCAGGGTCTTTGGCTCCTTCCGGCATCCTACCTTCGGCTGTATCGATGGCTATAACATAACGATGATCTCGAACTGGACTCTTGAAGACAGTCATCTTCTCAAAGCGATCTTCGCAGAAAGTTATCTTACGATCCCATCGATCATCACGTTTAAGATAACCTGTTACCCCTGGTTCAATAGGCATGGCATCCAGAGCTTCTATATCAAATCTAGGATCACCACTAACTATAAACGCCTCTTCGGGCGTTATGGGATATTCTTGTTTACGGATTCTAACATCACCCTGACACTGGAGTCTCAATGCTTTTCTGAGCCATTTGACGAACTCAATAGGCGCATTGAACTTATCCATTATCATCAATTCATACTCATCTAGAGTCTGTCCAATTCGATGCTCTTCTTCCTCTGTAACAGCCAGCCGACAATCCTCATCATCAATAGCACTGATAAACAAAGGAAAAAAGCCATTCCAGTTATCGGGGTCGGAGATATTCAGTTCAATATGAAATCCAAAAGGCTTGGCAGGATTATCATGAAAGATAATAGAACAGCAATCACTGGCAGCATCCCAAAGAGGTTTGAATAGACTATCGTCCCCATTGGCGGTTGTTTCCATAACGACCGATGTATTCAGCTCATTGGCGACAGCTTGAAACAAACTGATGGCTGCATCAGATCCTTTCTCCCAGTGAGCCACTTCTGATCCATGAACGATTTGAGGTGTTCGACCACGAGTTGCAGCTATCTGATTAGCTGTAAAGACCTCAATGTAGCCTTCTCGATTCTTGAACTTAAGCTCTCGTTTATTAGACAGGGCCAATGCATGTTTGGGTAAATCATAATATTGATAGGCTCTTTTGAGAATCTCGTGGATGTACTGTGCGGTCGGTAGATCCTGGGCAATGATGGCAGCATCATAACCATATCGAAGAACTTCTATAAGTTGACGGCAAGCCTCTATAGTCGATATACCCGTTTTACGACTTTTGAGAACCAGGATTCTAACAAGTAACTCTTGCTCTGCCCAAACCTCTTTGATGTGGTGGATTAAGGCAAGGAACATCCTTTGAGATCGCCTCAATTCTTTGATGGGACGAACTTTACCTTTTTTGTCCTTGATATAGAAATGACCTTCGAGGTGATATTGGAGGTCTTTGAGAGCCTTCATAGCCATCAAAGCCCTAATATCTTTACTCTTCGATGATGTCGACTGTGATTTCTCGATCAATCCATTCTTCCAGTTCTTCTGGGGTAGGTTTCTGTGCGTTATGATGAATCATGTAATCTGCTTCATCATCAGTTAGATTCAGCTTTGCATAAGCCTCAGCTCTTTCCATAACCAAATCATCTTCGCTTTTAATATCTTCCTCTTTAGGATAGATATTGAGTATCTTATCTACAGGCTCCAAGAACTTAAAGCGGGTATTATGGTCAGGTTCTCTGCCTACTTCAACACCATCTCTATCACGGATGACCTTCTCAGCTTTAAGACCATTGACAATAACGCCCCCTGCAAGTTGAGTCG